TGTGGTGGATGCCGAGTGGCTCTATCGGACCGGGGCTCGATTCCGCGTGGTGAAGACCGATGAGAACCGCGAGGCGCGCCAGGTCACGATCACCTTGGAGGAACTGCCATGAATCAGCCGCCCTTGTGCTTCCGGCGGAACTTCTCCGCTTCCTCGGCTTCCGGCATCCACGTGTGCATGCCTCCGAAGGGGCTGTGCCGGTTGCGCTTCCGGCTCCGCTTCTCGTCCGGCATCGCCTCGGCCTCCCGCAATTCGGGCGGCGGCTGATGCAGCGGACGCTTCGCTTTCACGCCATCACTCTAACCATGCTGCACCTCACCATCAACTTCGAAGACACCGCGGCCAAGGCGACCTTGGGCGCGATCGAGCAGGCGTTGCAGGATCGCGCCGGACTGCATGCGTCGATGGCGCAGGCGGTCGAGATCGAGGTGAAGGGGAACCTCCAGGCGAAGTACGTGCCGCGGAACAAGCGCGGCGACTTCTGGAAGCGGGTGCACGACAGCGTCGAGGTGCGCTCGTCGTCGTCCGAGGCGGTGGTCGCGCTGGTCGAGGCGGGCATCGCCCTGCGTTACTACGGCGGCGAGGTCTACCCGGGGAAGAACCCGGCGGCGAGCGGTCCGAACAAGGGCCAACCGACCCGCGCACTCGCCATTCCGAGCGACCAGGTGCCGGTGGCGAACGGCCGGCAGCTCTCGCCCGGCCGGATGGGTCTGCTCGCGTTCCTTCGTTCCAAGACAGCCGGCGACACGATTGGCGTGCTGGTGGAGGGGGAGGCGAAAGTGATCCAGCGCGGATCGCGCAAGGGCCAGAGCCGTGTCGTGGCGAAGCCGGGGGGCTCGTTGTTGTTCACCCTGCGGCGGGTGACGCGCCACACCGGGGATCCGGGAATTCTGCCGGAGGAGGCGCGCCTGCTTACCGCGGCGAGCGAGGCGGCGGAGGAATACCTCGACAGCTTCGAAGAGTAGCCGGGGACCACTCCCGCGCGTGGTCTGATCGCGCCGGCGCCGGTTTCCTCGGGGAATGGCCCGCTTGATTTCCGCCCTTGGCAACCCGCTCGATGCGTCTGCGATTCCGGACGAGATCGTTTACATCCCGGAGGGGAAGCACCGCATCACCCCGAAGGTGGACGGCAAGGCTCAGACGATCTTCGTCAAGGTGACGCCGGAGAACGGCGCGACGGTCGCGGCCTCGCTCCAGTCCGACCTGGAAAAGCGGATGGCCGACAACGTGCGGCCGATCATCGATTTCGACCACTCGAACACCGGCCCGGCCGCGGCGCTGCCAACGGCGTTCCGCTACGAGGCTGGGAAGGGGATCATGTGCGCGCTGGACTGGACGGATTCCGGCCGCCGTGCAGTGGAGGGCCGCGATTTCTCCTACTTCTCCCCGACCTTCCTGATTGGCGACGACGGCACGCCCGCCGGCCTGCCCGAGCGGGGACCACTCGGCGCGTTGGTCAACAATCCCGCGTTCCGGGAAATTCCCCGTATCGCGGCGGCCGATGCGTCTGCCGACATCGAACATCAAGACCCCACTCCCATGTCGAAACTCGTATTCGCCGCCCTCGGCATCGACCCGGCTCATTCCGACGCCGAAACCTCCGCCGTCCAGAAGATCGAGGCCAGCGCCGGCCGGATCAAGGAGCTGGAAGCCAGCATCGCCGACCTGACCAAGGAACGCGACAAGCTCAAGGCCGACTCCGAGAAGCAGAAGGCGGAAGCCGCCGACGCCCGCAAGGAGCGCGCTAAGACCCTCGTCGAAGCCGCCGTGGCTGACGGCCGCATCGCGCCGAAGGACGAGGACACCAAGACGTTCTACACCGGCCTGATCGAAGCGGGCAACGCCAACGCGGAGGCCCAACTCTCGAAGCTGCCGAAGCAGCATCCGGGCATCGACAAGCCCCTCGTCAATGCCGGCCAGGGTGAGCCGGAGAAGAAGGAGGAAACCCCTAGCCCCTACGCCAGAGTGGAAGCCGCTTTCGCCGCCGAGATCGACGCGAAGTGAGACGACCCGAACACCCATCATCGTAACCCCACCCCATCACGACCATGTCCCGTCTCACCATGCTCGACGTCGCCAAGCGACGCACCAGTTCCAAGGAGGTCGGCCTCATCGAGGCCAACCTCGTCCATGCCCCCGAGGTCGCGCAGTTTCCGGCGCGCACCATCGAGGGCACTTCCTACAGCACCCTGCTGCGTGTCGGCCTGCCGTCCGTGCAGTTCACCGGCGTGAATGAAGGTGTGACGCCGTCGAAGTCCCGCTTCGAAACCAAGCTCGTCCAGACCTTCCCGATCCGCTCGGCGGTCGAGATCGACAAGGCGCTCATCAGCGCGGACAACCCGCAGTCCACCCTCATGACCGACGAGTCGATGGGCGTGGCGGAAGCGGCGATCCGCGCGATCGGCCGCCAGATCTACTACGGTCGCGGCACCGGCGGCGATGCCAAGGGTTTCCCCGGTCTCCAGGACTTCGTGGACAACACGATGGTCGTCAACGCCACCGGCACCACCGCCGGCACCGGCAGCTCGGTCTACTTCGTGAAGTTCGGCCTCAAGGACGTGCAGCTCATTTTCGGCAACGGCACCGTGCTGAAGCTGCCGCCGTTCCGCGACGAAACCCTGACCGATGCCAACGGCGGCAAGTTCGACGGACTCATCTCCCACCTGACCGGCTGGGCGGGCATCCAGTGCACCAACCCGAACTCGCTGGTGCGCATCTGCAACCTGACCGCCGACAACGGCAAGGGGCTCACCGACGCCTTGCTGGCCTCGGCGCTGGCGAAGTTCCCGGCCGGCGTCGTGCCGGACGCGATCTTCATGACCCGCCGCTCGCGCAAGCAGCTGCAGGACGCGCGCTCCGCTCTGGTCGCCCTCCAGGGCAACGGTAAGTCCGGCACCCTTGGCGGCGGCTCGACTTACGTGCCGACGCCGACCGATTTCGAGGGCATCCCGATTGTCGCCACCGACTCGCTGCTCGACACCGAAGCACTCGTCGCCTGATCGAACCCACACCCGATAGAAAGGAATCCTCGACCATGTTCGAACACTCCCGAAACATCCGCGACGCGCAGAAGGAAGTTGCCGTCGCGCTCGCCCAGGCCGGTGCCAACACCGGCGCGATCGACCTGGAACAGACCATCGGTGGCAACATCGAAGGCATCGTCGGCCAGATCGACATCCCGGCCGTCGCCGGTATCTCCGACACCAAGGTGCTCACGTTCGCCCTGCAGGACAGCGCGGACGGCAGCAACTGGGCCGCCGTCGACCCCGCCGTCTCGACCACCGTCACCGGCGCGGGCGGCACCGGCACCCCCGCGAAGGACTGCCGCTTCCGCTTCCCGCCCGGCACCCGCCGCTACGTGCGCATCGCGCAGACGGCGAGTGCCACTTCCGGCACGTTCACCGGCTCGGTGTCGTTCCGACTGCTCTTCTGATCTCCCGGTTGTTTGGTTGCTTGTTGGTCCACACGAAGCCCCGTCCGCCTTGCCAGCGGGCGGGGCTTTTTCGTTTTACCCTCGGAGCTCCCCGATTTTGAGGGAGCTTCACGGGGACCACTGGCCCGCCTACCATTTGGTCGGGCCCGACGAAATGATCGACCCATGCCCTGGGTTGAGTTCACCGCCGATCACGTCAAAGCCCGCCTCGCCGCGCGCGAGCTGGAGGTTTACGAGCAGACGGCGACGGCAGAGTCGGAGGAGGGCGAGCCCACATCGGCGGTTCCGCGGCTGCCGGAGATCGTCGAGCAGCTCGCCGCGCAGATCCGCGGCCTGATCCGATCGAATCCCCGCGTCACGGCCATGGGGCCAGCCGGGACGATCCCGGATTTCTGCGTCTTCCACGCGGCCATGATTGCCAGCGTGGCGATGATCGCGCTCAACCCGATCGTCGAGGGCATAACCGACCCGCGCCGCGACGAATATAACGCGGCCAAGGAGTTCATGAAGTCACTGCCGACCATGAACCCGTCCGCCTTTGGTGACGATCCGCCGGCGTCGCCCGCTTCTCCCGCCGCGCCCGCGTTCGGTGGCAACCCCATGCTCGATTTCTGACCATGTCGCGGCTGTTCACCATCGCCTATGCCATGCGCGACCGAATCGAGGCCCTGCCCGGGCTGGCCGGGTGTGTCGTGGTTGACCGGCAGAACGACCTCGAGGCCGAGTTTGGCACCAAGCTGGTGAAGTCGAAGGGCAAGGCGGTGGTCATCCGTCTGGTGTCGGCCAAGAACCCGAACCGGACCCACACCAAGCCGAGCTTCGCGGGCACCTTCACCGTCACGCTGTTTTGCTCGCCGCTGCTGACCGCCAAGGACGCGGTCGCGGCCGACGACCTGATGGAGTCGATTTGGACCGCGCTGCACGGCTGGTGGCCGCCGAACATCCCTTCCAACGGCCTGCTCTACTGCGATTGCCAGTCGGTCGAATACTCGGACGCGCCCAATTTCAGCGTTTCCCGCCTCACTGTCGAATCACCCCGAACCACCACCTGACCATGTCCACCAAAGACACTCCCGACGCTCCCAAGCCCGAGCCGTTGCTCGCCTGCACCGTGCTGGTTTCCGGCACGGTCATCGGCCCGGCCACCTGCGGCAAAGGCCACCGCCTGCACCTGCCGAAGGCGCAGGCCGAAGCGCTCGCCTCGCTCACGCCGCCGCGCGTCCGCATCGACGGCGTGTAACCCGTTTTCACCCCTGATCCCATCCCATCATGAGCAAAATCAGAATGATCCAGGAGCTCCTTATCGGGGCCTTCATCGACTTCGTGCCCGACGGCTCGAACATCGGCACCGAGATGGCGCCGTCGCTGACCAGCAAGACCGCCAAGCCCACCACCGACGAGGTGTGGGCCGAATACAACATCGGCCGGCTGACGTCGGCGAAGTATGACCCGAAGACCAAGGACCTGCCGGCGCGCGAGTGGGCGAACGAAAGCGGCGGCTATTCCGAACGCGTGGACAGCTACGTCACGGAGGACGCCTTCCTCGCGAAGTCCATCGACTTCAACGAGCTTTACCACCGCCTGATGTTCGGCCTCGTGGCCGAGATCGAGGACGATATTGCGCAAATTGCCTTCGAGAAGGTGACGCGCTTCCTCGATGGCTGGACCCGCATCACCCGCCGGGCGGACGACGGCAGCATCCTTTGCCAGCTCGAGATGCACTCCCGTTACCGGATCGCCGAGTTCCCGGAGGACAAGAACGAGAAAGGCTCGCCCGGCATCCGCATCGTTCACCTGAAGGACGCCGATCCAGCGATGGAGACGATCGTCTTCAACCCGATCGCGGCGTAAGCGACCATGCGCGAATCCTCCTGGCGAATCACCTGGGACCCCGCGGGCGCGAGCCCGCGGGTGTTGCTCGACTACGGCGACCTGATGGACGACGAGATCGAGCGCACGCTCGCGCAGGTGGTCGACATCGGGCGGTTCGACCAAGCGGTCAACGGCCGTCCCTACGGCCGAGGGAACCGCAAGCGCCGGATGACGCTCGCCAGAACGCGAGAGTTCGGCACCGCCGTGGAGGCGTGGCAGGCGATGCTCGCGGCCATGGCCAGCGATCCATGGGCGTCCAAAGGGCTGCTGCGGGTGGAGACACTCGGCGGCGGCTCGTCATTCTGCCGGGCGGCGCTGCTGTCCGTCCAGCGCACACCTCTGACACTGCCGTTTCCCGGCTACCAGGAGCGGCTGGCGCTGCGCATCAACGGCGGGCTCACCGCGACCGGTTCCGCGCTGACGGTGACCGGCGGCTGGTACAACCCGCCCGTCGTGGGCGGCGGAACGACGAGCGGCGGGATCACCGTCATCATCGGCGGCACCAGCACCGGGCTAACTCCGGGCGACGTGGTCAAAGTTACGGGCGTCGGTGGCGTGGCGGACGGCGATTACACCGTGACCGGCGTCAGCACGACCGGTAGTGGTAGCGGAGGAAGCACGAAGGTGGGCATCGACGCGGCGAGCCAGCGAACCCCGACCTACGAGGCCGGTGGCGTGACGGGCATCAGCCAAGACGGGAACGTGGACCTCGAATTCGCGGGATGCGCCTTGCATGTGGACGGCATGACCGACGGGGCGACCTACACCTACAAAATCAACGGCGTCGGACCGGCCGCCATTACCCCGGATGTCTTCGGGCGAAAGGTCATCTCGCTCGGCACACGAGTGTCGCGGATCAGTTACCATGATTGGGAGCACACCGCCCTCGATCCCTTGCCGATCGACGGCAACAAGCACTCGCCTGGACTCGGGCCTCCAGACTTCCTCGTCGAGGAGACCGGGCCGAGCGGTTGGACGGTCGAACTTTTCCGCAACGGCGTGCTGATCGACAGCCAGTCGGTGGTGCCGAGCTGGTCGACGAGCAAAAGCTGGGACACGGGACATCCGGCGGCCGACCACGTGATTTCGGGCGGCGGGTCCGTGACGTTCAGCCTCCATGGCCCCGGAACAGCCGGCAGCGACCGCCTCGACACCGGTATCTCCGAGCCGATCACCGGCGGCACCGTCCGGAAACTCACCTGACCCATGGCTTTCCAGTCCCCAGCTTTGTTCGAATACTCGCTCGACGGCACCACCTACACGGTAGCCGCGGTGGGCGATTGGCTCGACGCGCCGTCCTTCGACGCCGAGCAGGATCTGTTCGAGTCCGACGGCTACCTCGCGGCCGAGGGGTGGTTCATGCCGCTCGGCGGCGCGACGGGCACCGTGTCGTTCCTCGTCGAGCGCGACCACGCCAATCACCCGGACGCGCAGGCGGCGTTCCTTTCGCCCGAGCGGGTGGCCGGCGACGACCTGATGGGGGCCACCGGCACGCTGCGGATCACCGTCGGCGGAATGGCATGGGAATGGCAAAACGCCGTGCTGCAGGACGTGCGGCCCGCGCTGCCGTCCGGACCGGTCTCGACCGTGGCGACGGAATACCGTTTCGCAGTGCCGGCGGCTCCGGTGGAGGTATGAGGGACCACTCCGCCGCGTGGGCGGCCGCACGGCCGCGGGCGAAGCTGCCCGCATGGCTGACAAAGACGTCAAGATCCGGATCAACACCGAGGCGAACACCGCGGGGGCGCAGCAGGCGGAGCAGTCGCTGGAAAAGGTCGGTTCCGCCGTGAAGAGGGCGGACACCGGCCAGGCGAACCTCTCGAAGTCGACCAATACCTCGGCGGGCAGCTTCACGGAGTTCGGCCGACACGTTCAGAACACGTCCTATCAGGTCCAGGACTTCGTGGTGCAGGTTCAGGGCGGCACCGATGCCGCGCGCGCGTTCGCCCAGCAGGCTCCGCAGCTGTTCGCCGGCTTCGGACCGGGTGGCGCGGTGCTCGGCCTGCTGCTCGCGTTCGCGCCGGCCATCGCCAGCATGTTCGGCAAGGTCCGGGACGAGCTGCGGGAAACGGCCAAGGCCGAGGAGGAACACAAGGCGGAGGTCGAGGATCTGGCCAAGGCCTACGACTTCCTGGCCAAGAGCTTCGACGTGCTGGTGAACAACAGCGCGAAGCGGGTCGCCAACCTCGAAAAGGAGCAGCAGCTCGCCGAGCGGGCGGAAAAGGCCGAGACCGAGCGCGCAAAGCGCCAGGCGCAGAATGACGGGGGAAAGGAAATCGCCGAGGAGCGGATCCGGCTGGCCACCGTGGAAGCCCAGCTTTCGACCTCCAGCGGCGAAGCTGCCGTGCGGCTGGCCAAGGAGCGGGAGGAAATCCTGAAGCGGATCGCCGCCAAGGAGAAGGAGATCGCCGAGACTTTGCGCAAGAAGGACGAGGAGTCCGCCGAGAAGCGCGTGACCGACGCTCAGAAGGTGGTCGATACCGCGAAGCAGGATTCACAGTACGCGGACCGGAACTTGTTGGACGAGGCACGTGCGAGGGACGAGAACGCCAGGCGACTGCAGGAAGAAAAGGACGCGCGTGCGCGGCTGATCGCCGAGCTTGAGGCGGAAATCGAAGAGGCCAAGAAGGCCCGGACCAACCGGGGGCTCGCGCAGCAGCGGGTGCAAGACGGCAAGCTTGGGCTCGACGATCTGGAGAAGAAACTGCAGGAGGCGCAGAAGCCGACCGACAGGCAGACAGAGCTGGAAGCGAAAGCGAAGAAGTTCGAGGAAAACGCAGACAAAGCCGGAGACGCGGCGCAGAAGCTGGCGGACCATCTCAAGGAAGCCTACGACAAGCTGCAGCAGGCGACCATCGATCGTGACCAGCTGAAGCAGAACAACGTCCAGGCCCGCGGGAAGGAGATCGACGACCAGGAGGTGGAGGCGAAGCGGAAGTCCGAGACCGGCACACAGAAGGTGGCGGACGACCTGTCGCAGAAAGTGGAGGGGATGATCGAGCAAATCACCGCCGCCATCCCGGATGCTAAGAGCAACCCGGCCGTGCAGGCGCTGGTCGAGAGGCTGAGGCAGATCGAACAGGGCGGCACACAGGAGGGCGAGTTGAACGAGGCCGAGGCACTTCTCCAGCAGCTCGCGGGGAAATCACAAGGAGCCGACACGGAAAAGAGGGCGCTTTTGACTCAAATTGGCACCACCTTTGATGGGGTCCGCTCACTGTTCTCCGACATCAAGACAGCCTTTCAGCAACAAGGCGGACAAATCGACGAGATGAGACGGGATCTGAACAGCTTGAAGCAGCAAATGGGGAACCAGAATTACTGATCGTCGATCAGGGGAGCGCTTCCAGCCTCCTGATTTCCGAGTTCACGTTCTGGGTGTCGTAGTCGAAACTGCGGCCACGCTCGAAAGCGTCGTCCATCTCGGGCTGGGTGAGCCATTTCGAATACTCCGCGAATAGAGCATCTCGGTTGGCGACGGAAACCATGTGAGACTCACGGAAGAAGCGATTGCGCTTCACCTGGGCTTCCGTCTGAGAAAACCTGAGCCCTGACATGTAAATCTGGACTCGGCCGCTGGATCGATAGGTTCGTCGCTTCTCGGAGTCGCACGAAGGCAAGGCTGCGGCGAGGGCGAGCGAGAGGAGGAGAAGTCGT